GCATTTAGGATCGCCAGCAGGCCGTTATAGCCGCGCGCCCCGGCAATGGTCATGGCGTTATTGACGCGTTCGGCTTCGGTCATCTGGTCAAAGTAGACGCGCAGTTCATTGATGGTGCTCGAAAAGCTTTTCATGGTGCCGTCAGCCTTGATTGCCGAGTATTCATACTCGCCGAAAGCCGCGCCGGTCAGTGTTGCCCCTTCCAGTAAGCCGTTAAAGGTGTTTTTCAAAGCGGTACCGGCAATACTGCCTTTGACGCCTGAATTGGCCATCAGTCCCACCGCCACGGCCACATCCTCGATGGAGTATCCCAATGCACCGGCAATACTGGCGGATTGCTTGAATGTTTCACCCATAATCGATACGTTTGTGTTGGAGTTGGTTGCCGCCGCTGCCAATACATCGGAGAAATGAGCGGTATCCGCAGCCGTCAGTCCAAACGCAGTAAGGTTATCAGTCACAATATCCGATACCATGGCCAAATCCTCGCCGGAGGCCGCCGCCAACTGCATCACGCCGTCCATACCGTTCATCATATCTATGGCGTCCCATCCTGCCATTGCCATATAGCCCATGGCGTCGGCGGCTTCCTGTGCGGTAAACTTGGTTGTAGCGCCCAATTCCTTAGCCACGCCGCTCAATTGTTCCATTTCGGCGGCCGTAGCTCCGGACAAAGCCTCCACAGTTGACATGCCCGCCTCAAAATCACCGGCTATTTTAACACATTCCATATAGGCGTCCGCTATTTTTTTCAGCGCCGCAGCTATGCCGGCGGCAATAAGCGCCTGCTGTACGGCGCCAATGGCCTGCACGGAACGTTCGCCAAAACTGGCCGCGCCCTCGGCGGCTTTGTCCTGTTCGGCCTGCAGCTCTTTAATCCGGGCGGTTAATTCCGCATCTTTCTGTGACAGGTTGGCGGTATCAACCCCGGCTTCTTTCAGACGCGCGCCTGTGTCCGATAATTTTTGTGATTGCCGCTCCAAAGCCGCGTTTGTATTACTGATCCGCTGTTCCAGCTTCAATTTTTCCCGCTCCAAAGCGGCAATAGCGGCGGCGTCTTGTTCTGTCGCGCTCTTAGCCGCATTTAACTGCTGTACCAGGAGCGCCTCTTGCTGCCGGAGATTATTCAATTTTGTTTGGGTAGCATCAATCGCGCCCTGCTGTTTTTGATAAGCGGAAATATCTGACTGAATTTTACTTAAACCTTGAATCTCTTTTCCCAGTCTGACAAATTCCTGCTGTGCTTTCGATAGCGTGCTGCTGAAACTGCCGTTCATTTGGGCGTTTAAAGCAAACAGCATTTCATACGGTTTCCTGCTGGCCACACGCCGCCTCCCTTCTCCGGCTGCAAAAAGGGGGAGGCCAAGGGCTATCTGCCCCTGGCCTCCCTCTTTTGTTTTTAATTTCGAACGGGTCGATTATGGCTTTCCGACGCCTCTGCGGCTACAGCGTTATGCGCTTGAATCCATGCCTTAAATTCCGACAGAGGTAAATCCAGCCAATCAAACGCGGGGGTGCTGTTCGACTTTGCTAAAATCAGGCATTGCTTGCGGAGCCACAGCCCGCCGTCGCCGACTACAACCCCGCACGCAGCAAAAAATTCCGCGCCCGGTTACAGATCGCCTGAAAATCTTTCAGCGGCAAGGCGCAAATTGTATTTGTACTTACGGTTCGATTCCCGCTGTCATCCCGACAGGTACAGGCACGGGCTGCCATGCCGACCAAATATTCCCCGGTGTACGCGGGCAGGATCAGCGTTTTCCCCTTGAGCATCATTTCCGCTTCAATCGCCAGGCTGTCTTTGCCCGTCAGGGTGTCCCAGTTAAAAGTAAGCGCATCGTAGGTCCTGCCCTCATAAATAAACGAAGGCTGGAACACATGGGTATAGGAGCTATAATCGGCGTCTGCTCTTTTGGCCTCCTGTTCCAGCTTCTCCGCCGCTTCCGCCATATCCTTAATCATGCCGTCTGATGTTCCGCCGGTTTCTGCTGCATTTGTCTTTTTCTCGTTATCCATGACAATACTCCTTTGTCCGTTTATTTTCCGAGGGCTTTTCGAACGTCAGCCATATAATCCGTCCCCATAATGACGCACTTCATATTGCGCTTGTCGATTTCCCACAGTTGCTGCCCATCCCTGTAGGCAGCATAATAATACACCGCATATTCACCGGATGTATCCGCAGCGGCCATAGGCGCTACAGTGCCGGGGTCAGTGGATTTCGGCCGGACAATCACAACGTATTTTTCCGGCCAAATCCCTTCCTCTGCCGCTTCCACATCCCAGTATTCTTCCGCAACCCGCAAATCCAACTGGTGCTTTTTCGGGGCTGCCAACCGTACCGCGTCCTGAGTGGGGCTGAGCCAGTTGATCGTCATGCTCATGGCGTCGACCATACCGTACAACGGTACTTCCATGTTGCCCATCATTCCGGCTCCGGCGATATTGACGCACGGATATGTAATTGCGGGCAGTTTGACTTTTGCAATGCCCAACAGATTTACACTGTCCTCGTAAAGCTCAAGCTGGATGTAGGATGCTGCCTGTTTGCTCATATACGATTGCCTCCTTTAACCGGCGGACTGCAATGCCGCAGTGGCATAGTCGACCGAGTATTCAAGCGTAAAATCAATTTCCTGCGCAGGGCTTGGCGGCGTCAGATAGATATGAATACGCAAAATGCCGGCAAGCAGATCGTCCAAAGGGTTTTCATCCTCCGGCACTTCCGCCCTGGCTCCCAACAAACGCTCGTCCGCCACCAGTCCGTTCAGCCAGATATTGCAGGTATCCAGGACAGTATCTATGAGCCGCCGGTTCATCGGTTTGTCCAATTTGCTCCAATAGGTCCGAATCAGGGTATTTGCTACCCAGTCGAACATCCTGGAAACAGGGATAAAGTAATCCTTCACATCGTTGTTTCCGGGATAGCAGGCGGTGTAGTTGCCTTTTAACGTCCAGCCTATAGACATGAAATTCAGAGCCGTTACAATGCCGTAATTTCCAGCGATCATCTGTACCTGTTCCCAGGTCAGATTGATTTCCGTCCCATCCAGCAGGCAGCATCCGTCGATTTTCAGCGCCTTATTGGACGGCGATTCATACGGGCAGCCATTGTTGCCGGCATCTGTCTGCGCCATCAGCCCGGCCATTTGTGTAGAGAGATGGAATTTGTATTCGCCCATCTTCACCATTGGCCAGCATACAATCTGGTTTTCGTCTACCATGCTGTTCTTGGTTTTCCAATCGAGTAGCCCGGAAACTTCCCGGACGCCGTTATCTCCGGTAAATACGTCAACAAGGGCTTTGGCCCGGAATAAACCGTTGATACCGGCGGCTTTGGCCGCCATAACAGCCGCTACGGCGGGGATATGCGAGAAACCGGGCGCACAGATCAGATCGGGGATTACCCCTGTGATGTTCATGCAAGCGTCGATTGTGCCCAGGCCGGACACAATGTCCGTATCACTTACCGTATCCGGCGTCACTGTATTGCCGGCAACATTGAGCGATTGCGTTGAGTAATGGTCGCTTGAACTCAACAGCTCTACGATGCAGACGCCCTTTTTTTCGTCGTAAAGGACGCTGTAATCCGTATCCCTTTCCAATTCGTCCTCACCGCTGCGTACTACCAGACTGTTATCATTGATGATACCGAAAGGCAGGCTGATCTTATGGTCGACGACATCGTGATCGGCCGCCTGGACTTCTTTTTTCATGGTTGCCGGGTCCAATACATTGCAGAAGATGACCGGTTGGCATCCAAATAACTGGAAATGGGAATACATAAATTCGCAAAGGGTATAAGTTCCCCAGTCATAGGAAAAACCAAGCTTCTCCACCGCCTCGGCCCAACTGGTGCAGAGCACCGGCAAATTGGCCTTTGCAGGATTGGATGCGCAATGGCCCGGCGCCAGCCCGACCACAAATGGAATGCCGGAATTGGCCACGACGGGCGTGCTGACCGCCGTGGCCTGTTCATTGACATGAATACCCATATTCGCCATGATATTTTGACCTCCTTAGCGCAGCCCGGCAATTTTCCTGTAATTGACGTACAGGGCATTGCCGGGCCTCTTAATTTTTAATCGGGCTTCGGGCAGCGCATCCCCTGATACGATTAATGTTTTGACCAGGGGATATTTTTCGATAGCTGGCGCCGCAGCGGCCAGGGTGGCCGTCTTGCTCCCTCGCCAGATAGTTCCATGCTGGATAATGCCGGTAATGCTTGGGCCGATATAACAGTAAAAACCAGAGCTGTTATCTTTGGGCTTCAAAACAGGTCCCTGGGCAGAGTTGTTTAACATTATCATTTCCTTCCTTGCCATAAGGCGCCTTCCTTTCAATAACAGGGAGCTTCCATACAGATATCATTTCTCCTGCGTAATATGGAGCTGTATCCTCGGGGTAAACCAGACTTTCCAGCCCAGCTTCCAAATCAAGCCTAAACTGCTTACCAATGCTCCTTTGCTCCAACAGAGCAATCCTCAGCCGTTCCATAAGGTTCAACAGCGCAAGCCCGCCCTCTTGTTCATCATGATGATAGACGCAAAAGATGGTGCGGACGGTGGCTGAATTGTTGGGACGCTGGCCGGGGGCCTGAACATCCTTGCCTGTGATGATCTGATGCAGAATGTAAGGCGCTTTTTTCCTGGCCGCTTTGCTGTCAGGCAAACGCGTCCGGTATACCCCGGCGGCCCGTGGCCGGGGCTGCTCTTGGTCCTCTTTTTGCAGGGCCACGGGAAGGAGCAAATCCTTTGTGGCTTCGGCGGTAAAAAGCCTTAACTGCTCCAACAGAACTGCCTTTGTCATGTCCTATCCTCCCCAGCCGTTGAGAATGCGCAGAATTTCATGGTCAATACGTTTTTCATATGTCTCGGCCATCTTCTGTTCGATTTCATCGGTGACAGCCTCGTTGGAGTACATCATCTGAGGCGCAGCCGGTCCATAAAGTTCTGTAATCGGGAGACGGGATAAGCCTTCCCTTTCGAACATCACCCTATGCCCATGCACGGCCGATTGTGCAGAAAAAGCACGATCCAATACTTCTCCCGCCCCGGATCTTTTGACTTGGGCGACCACCTGACCGTTGTTATTTGTACGGGTGTTAAATTTCAGGAGCGGTATCACATAACCCTTAAATCCAAACACTACGGAGATTTCCCCGGATGATTCCCGTATAAAATGGTTGATATTTTTCGTTTGGGTCAAAAATTCGCTTTGGCTGATGGTATACTCCTGTGAAACCGCCCGCTTCGCGACGGTTTTTCCGGCTGCCGCAGCGCGTGTCAATGCGCTCCCTACAGCTTTGTAAACTCCGCCATTGATGCCTGCCAGCATTTTTGTTACACGGTCAAGGCTTTCCTCGGCAACATCAACCAC